TCTGATTAAATGTGAGGTAATTTGTTTGTGAAGTGATTATTCTAGTTCAATATCTTCAAAAGAATCAGAATTTGAATCAGGATTTTCAGAATTTATTCTATCCCAAATATCTGCATGTCTTTGTCCGTGTTTTTTGATGAATTCGTCTTTGTTCATTTCAGCTGCGTCTGATTCCATGTCCATCAACCAACCTTTAACTGCACCTTCTTTAAAAGCAGCATAGTCTTGAGTTAATTGTGATTTGATTTTTTCTGCTAATGAAATGTCATCTTCTTTCACAGCCATTGGATTGTCGCCTGGTTGACTTCTGGCATACATTTTTTTCTTCTTATGAAGATCATCACCTGTGGGATCCACTGTGTCTGGTATTGTGGCATATTTAGGATCTGGAGTGGTGCTGGCTTGATATCTGTCATCCTCACCCACTGATTTTTCTTCAGCTTCTACAGGAGCGGGTCCAACCACTGCTGGTGTTGGAGGAGTCAATCCTGCATTTTTAAAAATTTGATACATGGCTTGAACTTCGTCAGGTGTATTTCCATACATGTTCACACTGATAGATGCTGCTTCTGTGAGATTAGACTTAACAATCTCGCTGGCAAGTTCTTTGGGGTTTTGAACTTTGTCAATCCTGCTTAATATATCTCTGATATCCATAACTCTATTTATCGTGTTTGACTTTGGTTAAAGGTGATGCAGAGGCTTTCTCTTCTCTGTCCTGCAATTGTTTTTCTTTTTTATTTTTTGAATCTTCTTTGGCCAAAGTGATTGCTTTTCTGTCTTTTTCCATCTGTTTTAAAATTTCTGTGACTCTCTTTTGTCCCACTTGATCTTGTGCTTTCTTATCTGCTTGCTCCAATGGTGTTTCAAGTTTTGCTACATAGGGTTCTTCTTTTTTGTCTGTGGGATAATCCGTATGCTGCACGTCTGTTCTCACTATCACATGACTCATTGGGACCTTCGTGATCAAACTCACGTATTGTTCTAAAATTTCTGGAGTGGTAGGATAGGCCAATTCAGCATCAAAGTATGTGACTTCCATGTTCTGTAGTTTGGGGAAATCCAGTGGTCTTTCTGTGATTGGAGTTTTTTTACCTTTGGACAAACTCACTATTTCATATTTGCTAAGTGCTTGTTTCAAAGCGTCATTGATATTTTCAGGCAATTCACCAGCCAACCCCAATTTAAATCTGTAGGTTTTTTTGCTTTCTGCCAGTATTTTTTTAAATTCTGTTTCCATATGTGTTTATTTATCCATATTTTTAAGTTTTTCAATCAAACTGTTACGATCAGTAACCACGTAGCCTTCGCCCTGTACCATGTTAGAATCGTCAATTCCGCCATCTCTGTCCATCTTTTGCTTGCGTATCTGTAGGTCTATCATTTTGAGCTTTTTGTCTATTTTGGCAGCTTTGGCTTCCAGTGTGGTTTTCAACATGTTACCAGCCACTTCAAACACTCTACCACTGTATCTGCTCTCCACGTTCATGCCCAAGTCCATCAAATCGTCATAGGCAGTCATGGCTTTTTTGGCTATTTCATCCAGTTCTTCATCAGCCATTGCGCCCAAATCTTTCACCATGGGCAGTGCTGCAGTGATCTTGTCAAACTCAGCAATGTCTCGCAGGGTTTCTTTTTGAGCATCCAAAGATTTTTCTTGTTCTTTTTTATTTTTTTCTTCCATCACTATGTCTTTGGATTCTGGTAGATTCAATAGATCTTCTAATTTTTTGGTCATGATAGTATTATTTATCGGCGCTTGCTGCCTTGGTGAAAAATATCGGTTTCGTTGATCACCCTGAACTTTAAACCTTTTTGACGGCACCATGCAGTGGCAGCTTCCCATTTGGCTTGATTCAAAATGTAACTGGCTTGATTGTTTAAATTTTTTCCCACTTTTTCTCTCAACGATTGATTCTGTGGTTTGATTTCAACTATCTCTGCATGTGGTTGTCCACCCTTGTCCACATAGTTGATAAAAAAGTCTGGCACATATATGGTGTATCTTCCGGTGAGAGGATTTCTGTAAGGTATTCTCACTGCTTCACTGGCCCATTTGGCAATGGAAGGGCTTTCATCACAAAATTTCATAAAAGCAAATTCCCAACTGGATCTATACAATGGGTCTTTGGTTCCTAGATATTTTTCAGGATTTTTTAAAGTGAATTTACCTTGAGCAAAACGTCGAGGCATCTGATTATACCACTATGTTGCGTTTTTCGAATTGGTTTTGATTGTTGGTCACTTTGAATCCTAGTGTGGAAATTTTTGATCTGTTCACATTTAAAATTTCTGCAACAACACTACTCAATTGTAATTCGCTCAATCCTTTTAAAGTATCCAACAATTGAAAAATATTCACATTATCTAACTTGGCCTGCTGTAATAAAATTGTGGACACACTGACTGCTGCAGTTTTTTCAAAATTTCTTTTTTCAAAAAATCCTATCACAGCATCTATTTCACCAGCTGGAATACTGATAGGCTCAACAAAATATTTGTCAAAAAATGTTTTAACTGGCTGAGCACTATCAGTGTTTGAAACAGTACTGGGAACATTGTTTGAGGTATTGATTTTTTCTTTGTTAGTAACACTCAATTCTCTAGGATTAATATTAGGAATTGAAACATCTAATTCAGGAAAATCAGAATTAATAATATTTTCACTGGACATAAATTATCTTCTTTTTAACTCAGCTTTGGTTACGTTATTAGCCACAGGGGTATTTTTAGGAAACAGTGTGTTGGCCACACCACTCACATTGGTTCCACCCACTCTGCCAATTCCTTCTTTGACTATATTGAATCCTTCTTCTCTCAAACCTTCTTTGTTTAATTTTTTTAAATTTTTAAGTCTGTTAGCACTGCTTATAACTGTTTTTAAAAAACTACCAGATCCCGCACCGCCCGATTCAATATCACTGAAAGCACTTTTGTCTCCACCCAATCCAAAAAGTCCACTCAATACTCCACCCACTCCAAACACACTAGTGGTTCCTCCACCAGGCAATGACAACGGACTTGGAGTTTTATCATAGTGTCTAACACCAAATCCTTTGGGTGCTGATCCAGCAGTTACTGGTCCTCTGCTCATGAATACTGTTTCAAACTCTATGGTCATACTGTTGGCCACTGGATCATTGCTGCCATATGATAACGTGTCTCCTTGCCAATTGGTTATCAATGGATTCACCAATGTGTAACAGGTGTATCTTTTTCTAGCCATTTGATAAATTTGTATGCTGGTAAAAAAAGGTTCAAAAGAATCAGAATCCATTCCATATCTATATTTGTTCGCCGTGTCTCCTGATATGGTATTTCCTCTGTTGTACTGATCAGGCACAGTGCTGGATATGGTTTTGGTTTGATCTTTTTTGCCATAGTTTCCATCTTTAAAATAATATTGATAATACATCTGCCACATAGCAGTGGTTATGCCATAGTTGTCATCGTGAAATACTACTTGAATAGGATCATAATTTATTCTAGTTTGTAATTTTCTTTTTTTGTTGTATTGATTTTTGGTCACAGTTTCTATGGTGTATTTGGGTAAATCCACAGATTTTACCAACATGTTTAATTCTTCGCCAACAGTGGAATTGAAATTAGGAATAATTGCTGTGGCGCGAGAGTTAATATTGAATGATACGTGGTAAAGAAACTTTTGTTTTGGAGCCAATCTAAAACTGTCATCCACAAATAATCTTTGTCCATGTTGATAGTCAGCAAGGTTGCCTTTGGGATTTAAAGCTCCTTTGAAAAGATTATCTAAAAAAGGTTTTAATATGTTTGGCATGCTAATATTTATGTGTTGTAAATCTATGCTGCTAAAATAAAAAAAGGGGCCATTTAGACCCCTTTTTGAATCAATTTAAGATGTTTAAATTATTGTCCGCCGCCTGTGGCAAGAGTATTAATTGTACGACCTATTGCGGTGCCAATTCCTGTACCCTGAGGCGTTTGAATAGCATTGTCATATCTGATAGATAATGTCACGCTGATAGGATCGTTGGTGTTGTAAGCCAATGTGTTATAGTTTGCTGAATCTACATAGCAACCATACAATTCGAAAGTTTCTAAAATGTTGGCAGCATTTGCTCCGTTACCACCATCTAACACTTCAATTCTAGTTACAAATTTGTAATCAGATCCTGAAGCAGCAGCAGATTGTTCATAAAAGTCAAATTGTTTCTGTAGCTGTTCGCCTACTAATTTTTGTACATTATTGTTCACATCTTCTCTTAAATTTAATGTGATAGGTTCCCAAGTGTGTTTACCAGCAAGATAAACTTTAGAGTTGTACACATCTAATGTGATGTTTTCAAAACTTACGTTGGGTCTTGTAACATCAATAACTTGTTTAGTTAATTCTGTGGTTGGAGTCGATACACCAAAATTTTCCAATGTGACTCTGAAACGATACGATAATTTTGGCATCAACAGACCCTGACTGCCTGCACTTGCGTTGCTGGCCAAAGGTACTGTCAATTTAGATAGTGTAGATATACTCATTGTTTCTCCTATTGCTAGTATTTATAAAGTTATTATAAACCGCTTATTTCTCCTGTGTTTTTCAAACGCAACGGTATGTAAATGAACTCAACTGCTTTAACTGGTTCAATTGCTATGTCCAAGTACAATTCATTACGATCTATTCTGGCTGGAGTATTGTTGGATTCATCGCACACCACGATAAAGTCGTATAGTGCTCTTTGTCCCACTAGCTCTAGCATTAGACCTTCTGCTTGCTGTTTAATTTCGTCTCTAGTAATTTTGTCATTGGGTTCAAACACATATGGTTTGGCCAATCTGTTCAATTGACTTCTTAAGTAGATAACCAATCTAGCAACGTTGATTCTGTCCAGTGCTGAAGCATTTCTTGCTCTGGTTTTTTGACCATAGTTGACTAAACCAGCACCTGTGATGAAAGTGATTGGGTTCACATTAGAAGTATACAATGTGTCTCTTTGACCTTCGTTCAATGCTATGCTCTCAAATTCACCTTCTGATGTGATGTAACCCACACTTGATGCGTTTGTTATGCCACCACGTCTTGTGCCTGCTGGAGCAAACCATGGATAAGAAACTTGGTCACTCAATGCAATAGTTCTCAATATCATATGACTGGCTGGCACCACAATGTCGTTGCCAAAGTTATCACTGGTGAATCCTGATGGATAAAATACGCCCATGTATTCATCAAATGAAACTAGACCTTCGTCACTGTCTTGCACTGCTAGATTCACGTTGGTTGCCCATTCGTTTAATGAAGTGGCATCTGGAGTCAATCTAAATGGAGAATCTCCTACAACAAAAGCACTTAAACCTCTGTCATAGTTTAATGAAATCATTTCGCCGATCAATTCTGAATAACCAGGACATGCTATCAAGTTGAATATTCTAGAAGCATCATCTCTGATGGCATCATTGTTGTTGACCAATGCTTGTAATGCTTGGATAACAACTTTTCTCTGTGCTTTTCTACCAAAGCTACCAGCACCGTTGGTTTGATTGCCAGATTCTAAAACCCATCTATGAGGGTAGTATGCAGTCATGTTTTCATCACTGAATCTTGTATTTTGATCAGTAAGATCAACATAGTTTCTCACAAATTTTTTAACGTTGAATCCACTTCTGCGTGTGTTGAACAACAACATGCCTTTTGGATACAATGTTGGATCTGGAGCATCAAAGTCAACAAAGTTAGAAGTTAATAACGCTTCTATGGTGCCTGGTGTGTCGCTGTTGGCTCCTGAAGTGTTGTAACGTGCATCAGCAAATATGATACCATCTTCTGTGGTTTGATCTGAATTGTCAATCAAAGTCCATGTAAAAGTTACTGAGTTGTATCTGTAAATCTGAGGATAGTTTTCAATATCGCTGGTATCAATCCATAAATCACCAGTCACTAACGGTGTCTCATCAGATTGTACTGTTGGTTTAGTAGCTGACACGATAGGTCCTAGTGGACTAGAATTTGGAAATGCTGCTGCATCTTTGTAACCCTTCCATGTGGTTCCATTGTGATACATGATATCTGCTTCGTCCACAATTGAATTGTACCATAATTGACCATCTGCAGTCAAACTGGTTGGAGCATTGCTGTTAGCTGTGTAAGATAATGTTTTCCAATTGCTGGCTCTCAATACCACTGGATTGGTTGATCCATCAGTGGCATCATCGTTGTATAGATTGGTTGTAGAATCTGCTATGAATCCTGCCAAAGTAAGTAAATCACCAGTATCAGTAATTTTAATATCTCCGCCGATATTGTGTGATATCACAACTCTGTTCAAAGTGTCCACACTGGCTTCAATGTTAACAAACCCTTGAGCATTGATTGCATTAGCAATTGTATCAGCATCACCAGATTGTCCCACTGTTGTGATAGAAAAAGTTGTGCTAGATCCCAATGCTTCTTGATTGATTTTTGATTCTTGCATGGTCACACTGTATGTGCCAGACACACACTGAGTGGTGATTGCACTGGATTTAATAATGGTTGCTCCAGTATTTTCTTTTCTTTGAATTATGAAATCAACTTCATCACTGCCATTGTTGGAATTCACATAAAGTGATCCCACAGCAATATTTGCTCCACCACCCGCTCTGTCAATGTTGTACAGTGCAGATTCATTGCTGTTGTAAATTGGAGCAGAAATATCTTCAAATAAATTGGTTACACCATTGAATTTTTTAATTTTAAATCTAGCACCAAGATTTGGAGTAGTAATTTTAATCCATAAAGATCCAGTTGGTCTTGGATTAGCATCTGTAGATTTAAACGCAGGGATTTGTGTGTGAGGTTGAACCACTACTGAAGGAATGTATTTTGTGCCTGCTGTAAATCCTAAGTCTGCTAATAAAGTTCCAGAAACTGAAGCTAAAATAATATTGCTTGTGGTTGAAAAGATTGCCACTGCAGTGCCGATACTGGCTGCTGTGACTCCAACGATATTTGCTGAGTTGATATTAGAAATTACTTGAGTGTATGAAGTTCCTGTGATAGGTGTTCCATTGATAGTAAAAGTACCCGATGTAGATAATACGTTTTGATTAGATCCTATTACTGTTGGCTGACTGGCTTTCCAAGCAGTTGATCCTACTTGAACCCAAGTGCCTAGATAATTTTTGTAATATAAATCATTGAAAGTTGTTGTGGCATTGATAGCATAATCTCCAATTTGGCCCACTGCGCCTTTGGGAGCATTGCCTGCTGTTTCACCCACTAATTGTTCAACATCTGTGATCACCGTTGGAACTTTATTAGTAAATGTTTGACCTCCTGTAGAAGTCACAGGATTAGAATTCCATTCAAATATACCAAACAAACTATTAGCTGTGTCAAACCAATATGTGCCAGCTGCTGGAGTTCCGGCTGGTGCATCAGCTGATGCTTGAAGTTGATCTAAATCTACGTTAGCTCTTACCACGTAAGCTCTGTTGCTCACTCCTAGGAAAGAATATGCTGCTTGTAAACCGTACTCATTTAATTCACCACCGTGAATTGGATTGTTGTTTGAATCTGTGTAGAAAATTGCATCACCAAATGTGTCACTCAAATCTCTTTGAGAAGTTACAAGATAAGGTTTACCAGCATTGGCTGCTCTTGTGCCTTCTGCTGTGCCTGTGCCTGCTGAATTGGCTTTGTCCTGAGCAGTGGCAATAAAGATCATTGGAACCGTACCTGGTTCCGCTGGTGTATAAAAACTTTCGTCTATTACTGTAACTTGTACGCCCGGTGATACTAGTGCCATATTGTTTTCTCCTATCTATGACTTATTTGAATATATTTATTCAGATAGCTCAAAAATACACCTCATTAATCCCAACAAAAAGGGCCAAAAAAGGGCAGCTAAATACTGTATGCGACCTTTGTGCAAAGCCTGCAAACAACGCCCCTGTGCTGTGAATTATCACAAAGCAAACAAGGTATTCTATAGATCTCAGTGCGAGCAGTGTGTGCGTTACAAAGGCAGATCCATGGGCATGCCCAAATGGCAGCAGTCGGGCTATGTGAAAAAAAACGAGTGTGATAAGTGTTCATACAAAAGCAAACATGCTCAGCAGTTTAATGTGTTTCATGTGGATGGCAATCTTAATAACTGTAGATTTAACAATCTTAAAACAGTGTGTGCCAACTGTCAGAGAGTGCTGCAATCACAAGGTATCAAATGGGTGCAAGGAGACCTTGTACCTGACTTCTAAGAGCTTCTATGGTGCTATTGTTGTTTAGTTCAGCATCAAATGCAAATCTAGCCCACGCCCATTCACTGGCATGTATGTCTTTGGGTTCTATGCCCACATCTT